ACATCGCAGATTGAAGCGAGGGTACTAGCTTGGCTTGCCGAACAAGATGACCTAGTAGATGCGTTCACCAATAAAGAAGATGTTTACGTGAAAATGGCTTCTAAAATATACAATGTTCCAGAAGATAAGATTACCAAACAACAAAGATTTGTAGGTAAAACTACTATTCTGGGTGCAGGGTATGGCATGGGGCATGTTAGATTCGCCCAACAATTACGGTCTTTTGGTGTGATAATAAAACTAGAGGAAGCTCGGAGGATTATAGATGTATACAGGAAAACAAATTCTGACATAAAAGATTTATGGTCAGAAGCTGACAACATGTTAATTGACATGCACAACACTGAAACACCTTATAACTTTGGACGCAATGGCATAATAAAAACTACAGGGGAATCTAGTATAATATTACCTTCTGGTCTTTTGATGAAGTATAACGACTTAGAGTATAAGGAACTTGATGGCTCTATAGAATTTACTTACCGCACCCGCAATGGTCGAACTAAGTTATATGGTGGTAAGGTTATAGAGAATGTCTGTCAGGCTTTCGCACGTTGCATAATTGCAGAACAGATGTTAGCAATAGCTTCTAGATACAAAGTTGTATTAACAGTGCATGATTCGGTAGTATGTGTAGTACCAGAAGATGAAATGGAAGAAGCTGTGGAATATGTGGAAACTTGCATGAGCACAACTCCTAAGTGGGCAGGGGACTTACCAATAGCATGTGAGTCTGGTGTGGGTTATTCCTACGGAGAATGCGGAGATGGCTGATGAAAGCGTAGCTTGGTCGTTCAGTAAGTTGAAGGCATTTGAACAATGCCCCAAGCAGTTTTACCATTTACGTGTAATTAAAGATTACAAAGAACCTATGTCCTCTGCTATGTTCTATGGTAACGAGTTTCACAAAGCTGCTGAGAACTATATAAATGACTATACTCCCCTACCTTTTAAATTTAATTGGGCAAAAGACGCTCTCGATAACTTAAACAAGAAAGAGGGTATGAAACTGTGTGAGCTACGACTTGGTGTTGATGACGCAGGAGACCCTTGTAAGTTTTTTGACGATCAAGTTTGGTATAGGGGCATAATAGATTTATTAATTTTAAATGACGAACTGGCATGGATAGTGGATTACAAAACCAGTAAGTCTACGCAGTACGCAGATGTAGGACAGTTAGAACTTATGGCTATGGCTATTTTTTCTCACTACCCAACAGTACAGAGAATAAATGCTGGACTCTTGTTTGTTGTGTGCAAAGAACTTATTAAACGAACTTATACTAGAGAAGATTACGATTCATTATTTAGTAAATGGGCACTTAGAGTTTCTGATATGCACACTGCTTATGATATAGATGTTTGGAACCCTAGACCTAGTGGGTTATGTAAAAAACACTGTGTAGTTACTGAATGTATTTACAACGGGAGGCACTAATGCCATATAAAAATCCGAAAGATAGAAAGAAACAGGTCAATCCAAAAAAAGGTACAAAAGAACATAAAGACAGGATGGAACGTCAAAGAGCTAGACGTGAAATGGATAAGAAAGGCGTTGACCGTAAAGGTAAAGATGTAGGTCATAAAAAGCCGTTGAAGAAGGGAGGTAGTAATAAAGATGGCATACGCATCGAAAGCAGATCAGCAAATAGAAAACGTAACTACAAATGAACTTCAGACGATCACCGACTACCACTGGACGGGTAAACACCAACCGTTCGATCACCAGAAGAAGACAGCAGACTTTTTGGCTTCGCACCACAAAGCGTTCTGCTTCAACGAGCAAGGGACAGGAAAGACAGCCAGTGCAATCTGGGCAAGTGACTATCTTCTAGATCAATGGGAGATATCCCGCGTTCTTATTATATGTCCTCTGTCGATTATGGAGAGTGCATGGCGTGATGATTTGTTTAAATTTGCCATGCACCGCACTGTGGATGTGGCATATGGGTCAGCAGAAAAACGCAAGAAAATAATATCTAACGGTGCTGATTATGTAGTGATAAATTACGATGGGATCACTATCGTCGAAGAGGATTTACACAAAGCTGGGTTTGATTTAATTATTGTGGATGAAGCCACTCATTATAAAAATGTATCGACTAACCGTTGGAAGTCTTTAAAGAAAATACTTAAGCCAGACACACGCCTATGGATGATGACAGGAACTCCAGCCGCACAAAGCCCCTTAGATGCTTATGGTCTGGCTAAACTTATAAATCCTGATGCAGTACCTAGATTCTTTGGTTCCTACAGAGAGCTTGTAATGCACAAAATAAGTAATTTTACTTGGGTTCCAAGAAAAAACGCCACTAACATAGTACATAGGGTCTTACAACCTGCCATACGTTATACCAAAGATGAGTGTATGGATTTACCACCTATGGTGTATGTCAAAAGGGAAACTGAATTAACTAGACAACAAAATAAGTATTATAAAGAATTGAAAAACAAAATGGTTATGGAAGCGGCAGGTGAACAAGTTACAGCCGCAAATGCCGCTGTTAACATGAATAAACTATTACAGGTTGCTTCTGGTGCTGTTTACACTGACAAAGGCGATTCTTTAGAGTTTGATGTAAAGCACAGATACAAAGTGCTACGTGAAGTAATAGACGAATCAAGTAAAAAAGTTCTTGTATTTGTTCCGTTTAGACACGTCATAGACATACTAGCAAGTAAACTAAGAAAAGAATCTATCTCTTGTGAAATAATACGTGGTGATGTTTCTGCACCTAAACGAACAGATATATTTCAAAGATTTCAAGAGAAAGATGACCCAAGAGTTTTAATAATACAACCTAATGCAGCGGCACATGGGGTTACGTTAACAGCAGCGAATACTATTGTGTGGTGGAGTCCTGTGCCCTCTTTAGAAACATATGCACAAGCCAACGCACGGGTGCATAGAGCAGGACAAGATCATAAATGCACGGTAGTGCAGTTGCAAGGTTCACACGTAGAAAGACGTTATTGGGCACTATTAGATAAAAGAATAGATATTCATACAAAAATAACAGACTTATATAAAGAAATGCTTGACTAGAGCACAATACAACACTATTCTATACGTCTCGCTATAAAAGGAGACAAAAGCATGAGAAATGGTAGTCTTTCTGCTGAAAAGTTGACTGATGTTTATCTTAAAATAAAAGAGAAACGATCAGAACTATCTGCAGAATTTAGAAAAAAAGATTCTGATTTGAATGAACAGTTAGAAATTGTTAAGAAAGCATTGTTGGATTACTGTGAAGAACAAGGCTTAGAATCTGTGAGAACAGAAGCAGGGTTATTCTACAGATCAGTTAAGACAAGGTATTGGACTTCTGACTGGCCTTCTATGTATGAGTTTATTTTAGATAACAACGTACTAGAGTTCTTTGATAAAAGATTGAACCAGTCTAATGTTAAGCAGTTTTTGGAAGAAAATCCTGATGTCATGCCTAAAGGACTAAATGCAGATTCAGAGTATATAATTTCTGTGAGGAAAAAATGATGCAACAACAAGCGGAACCATTTGTACCTATCGAAGAAGTAGCAAAGCAGTTTTCAGTTTCTACTACAACGATAAGAACTTGGATAAAAGGTGGGCATATACCTAAAGAGACTTTTTTAAAAGTAGGTAATACCTATAGGTTTAGGTTGTCTGAAATTGAAGATGCTCTAGTGAATAATTGCACTAACTGTGAAGAAGATTAGCATACGTGGTGGTGTATTTAATTTAGATACCCGCAATAGTAAGTTTGTAGATATTGTCATAGTTAATGCGGCTGAAGTTGGAAGGGCATATTATAAAGGCACTTATAATCCTGACGTTTCAGTTGCACCTACATGTTGGTCGTTAACTACACAACGCCCTGCAAATGACGTTCCTACAGATCAAAAGCAAGCCACACGTTGTATGGATTGTCGTCAAAACATTAGAGGATCAGGTTCATACGGTGGACGTGCTTGTAGGTATTTCCAAAGAATAGCTGTTGTGTTTGAAGACAAGCTAGACGAGGTGTACCAATTACAATTACCAGCAGCTTCTATATATGGACGAGCTAGTAATAGTAATAAAATGTCTTTACAACAGTACGTAAAGCACATAGATAGTCGTGGCGAGAAAGTAAGTTACATTTTAACTAGGATATATTTTGATACAGATAGTAATATCCATAAACTTTGTTTTAAACCTCTACGGAGATTAGACAACGAAGAACTGTTAGTTATACAAGATGTTATGGATGGAGAAGACGTTAAACAAGCTGTTACATTTACGTCAAATTTTATACCAAACTCTATGCAGAATGGTTCTTTATTTGAAGAGACTGAAGGGTTTAAAATAAATGCAGACAAAAGGAAATAATTATGTACTACATAAGAGAAGTAAAAGCGTTATACCCAAAAATAGATCAACCTTATAGATTTGATTCCCAAGCAGGCGAGCGTGGTAAAAGCGTACCTTGTACCGCCCTAGATGATGGTGCTTGTTTTGAATTAAATTTCATAGCAGATGAAGTAACTGCAAAGGCTCTACATAAGGCTATGAAAACAGCTTATGATGAGAAGAAGCAGAAGGGGTGGAATAACAGTGTGCCCCGTCCAAAAAAGAACGACGATGGAGATTTTGTTTTTAAAACCACAATAAAAGCTGCTTATAGTGGTAGAGAAGTTCCTAGACCCAAGCAGTTTGATTCTAGTAATACGGAACTACCAACTTCTTTTAAATTAACTACTGGAAGCACTATCAATATTGCTGTTGAATTTATTCCTCATGCTATGGAAGGTGGTGTATCTTTAAGACTTAAACAAGTCCAAGTGTTAAAGTATGTTCCAATGGAGGCTCGTTCTTTGTTTGAATCTTTAGATGGGGGATTTGTTTTTGAAGAAGAAACCCAAGGCAGTTTGTTTGAGGCTGTAGAAGAACCCCCCGAAGAACCCAAGAAGATAGTCAGGACAAAGGTTGCAACCTCTAAAGCTCAAGACAAGGACTTATCCAGTATTGTCGATGAGTGGGACGATTAAGACCAAGGTTCTCTCCGTGTTC